GTATCGTGGCCGGACCGAGATTACGCACAATGTCAAGTGCGTTAGAGCGGGTAACAGATCTCCACTTGAACTGTGGATATACGCCCTCGGAAGTGATGAGGGAGCCCGCAAACTCGGCGATCCGTGTGGATTCTAACGTCTTCTCCTGAGAGATCAGGAGACCCGCATCCTCACAAAACGTTCTGTAACGCTCTGCGTTGGACGCACCCCGGATGGCAACATCGTCCCCTAAAAGGACTACGTCGTCATCAGGAATATCGTACTGGCGAATCATCGCCCTGTGAGTTAGGTGGAATATGCCATAGGAAGGCATAAGGCCCAGGGGTTGGCCGCGCGACCAGCGCAGCTCCTCACCGGAGGGCAATAGCCACGGCTCACGCGCAAGGCAGGAAAACAGCTCAATGTCGTCTTCGGGAAAACCGATATCGACCATGAGCTGCACCTGTAGCTCGAGCGGGAACAAGTGGGTTGCAGAAGACAGGTCGAAGGAATAAACCTTTTGACCTGCCCCAAGCCAACTTTGCACTATCGCCTTACCCTTATCTTGGGAAAAGACTGCGGACGATGGATCTTTCCGGATGATGGCATAAGCCATCTCCTTCATGTGCGCCGTGGCCAACTGAAAGACCAAGTTCGGCGCAGCAGCAAGTCTGAGCTTATAACCAGATTCCTGGTTAAGAAGTATATGACCTGCTCGGAAGACGTCCGGATGAACACGGATGTCGTCGGTATGGAAACCGACGGCTCTCATCCCAGAACTGATTGCTTGCGCAACTTTTCTGAATGAGACGGAATACCACCTTCCTCTGGAAGTTTCGAGGAAGGGGTAGAATGCGCTGTCCTGAGGCCGAAACCGGTATTCCCAGTTATCGGGATTCCGCTTTCGCGGAGGTATGGACAGCCATGACGGACGAGAGTCAGAAGCTTGAACATGCACGGTTAAGGTCCCGGGCATGTAACTGGTGTAGACAGGGGCCACGGATGGAATTGCACCCATCTGCTTAGCCCACTGCTTCTTCGTGAGTGTTTTCGACACCCACTTAGTGTAGCAGTTCACCAGCTGTACGACGTGGACCATGCTCTTGGGACTCTGCAACGCTATGCGTTGAAGTCTTCCAAGCACGCCACCCAACCGGTTGGGAGACCGCTTAGCAATCCATGTGGATGCGAGCGGCATGCCAGCGCAGGATCGGACGATGTCGTTCTTCGCTTGTTTAAGGCGCTGAACGGTCCACTCCTCGCCGGAAGATGAAA